GCCAGTGGATCGATCCGTAAGTTCGATGTGCATCACACCATCAAACTCACCACTTACGTGCGGCCGCCAAGACGTGGCGCTTGATGATGCTGCGATTGGTACACTTGAGAGGTCAAAAAACTCAAGGATCCGGGTGTCATACCGATCCGTTCGTGCCGTCGCGCTAGCGCTGATATCGACTGTGCCTGCCATTTTAGCCAAAGCCGAAACTGCTGAATCAGTGCTCAAAATATCGGGCATTAAAACAACGTGCTCTTCATCAGGAACAAGAGCCTCCGGTACTTCTCCGGCGAGTCGATCAAGTGCGATGTTGAGTGTTTGGCGGATTGTGTCATCTTGGGTGGTGCCCGATGAATCCCAAGCGCGCAGAGCGTATAGTTTTTCTCGCAACGACTTCAACGAAGTGTCCATTGTTACTCCAAAAGACGAGGGGGGCGTAACCCGAAAGCCACGCCCCCCAAGTGTATCACGTAGTCAAATGCTACGGCAGCGTAAGGTACACTGTACCGACAGCACTAGTGGCAGCATCCACAGCCATTCCGATGATGCGTGCCTCAGTCGATCCGGTTTGGTCTGTAACCTCACCAGATGCGGCAGTCATAATCGGAGACTCTGCGGTGATTGAGCTTCCGTCTGCGGTCGCTTCAGCGCAACCCCGACGAATAATCCAACCAAACTTGCCTGTCCCGATCGTATGATCAGTCACACCCAGAACAGATGCGGCAGCAGTTGTACCTGCAATGAGTCCGTTGAACAAGCCAGCAGAAGCATCGTGAAGAACAACCTTGTTAGCAGCAACCTCTGTCGTAATCTTAACAAAGATCCAGACACGGTCTCCGGCATGAGTGCTGTTAGCGGCCACAACCTCATCCGCAGGCTGGATGCGAAGCGTACCCAAGGGGTAAACCTCTTCATCATAAACCTTCGAATAGGCGCTACCACCAAGCTCCTGGTCCTGAAATGTATTTCCAAGTGACATGATGTATCTCCTTAGACCGCGCCGCCAGACACACAACCCAAAGCTGGAAGCTTGGTACAGATCATGTTGCCTTGCATTGCGAAGATTGCGGTTACCACGTCCTGATCACCAACCCGCTCCTTGAATTCCGAGATGTTCGGGGCTTCAAGCATTGGGAACTCGATGTAGTCCGTGTTGAGCATGTAAGTAACACCATCAGCGGGAGCACCAGAACCGAAAGCGGTAGTGTCTGTGCGATCCAGGTCGATCGAAGAGGTCACAGAAGCAAGGCCCAGGTTGAGTCCCAGGGTGTTGCTCTTGTCAACCTTGTCATCAACAAGGGTCACGCGGACGTTCTGGCTACGCTCGTCTTCGAAGTTGGTGTAGGTGTCGTCGTCCATGATAACCATGTCCGGACCCTTACCCACGCCACCTGCGTAGTGAGCACACTGACGATACGTCTTACGAAGTTGCGACATACCATCTGCAGAGAACAGAGTGATGTCGTTGTACTGGTTGAAGTGGAAGTAGCTAGCGCTCTTGGCCACACCCTGAACAACATCAGTTTGTGAGCCTGTTGCCTGGAAGTCCAGCAGACCGTTAGTCACACCAGTTCCAATACCAGAACTGTGATTACCGTTGAGGCTCAACATTCCAAGAAGCTCAGACGTGTTGAACGCAAGACCACGACTCACACCAGTGAGAAGGAACTTGTTCAAGTCAGCCTTAGCTGCTTCCATAGAAGTTTGAGGGTACTCTTCGATAAGACGAATGATTGCCAACTTTCCGCTGTTTTGATTCAGTTCCCGCTTGGGAATGTTGATTGCCATCACCAAACGGTGGGGCTCAACTTCGAACTTACGGATTTGTTGACGACGGGTCATGTTCAGTAGCTCGTCGCCGACGTATACACCAACACCGCGAGCAGGCGCACCACCAGAGAAGGAACGTTCGATTTTTGTTCCGCCTTCCATTGGCATGCGAGCTTTCGAGTTAAGTGCTTCGAACAACTCGTTGCTACGAACAAAAGAATTTACCAGAGGCCCACGAAGATCCGCGAACGTAGTATTCAGCAATTCAGTACTGATAGTCATTTTGTTCTCGCTAGAAATAATTAGAAAAAAACACTTTTCGCCTGCCCGCGATGCTTAAGTCGGACCCTATGGCTACCCGACACATCTTTTATGGGTGCATTTTCTGTATACAACATGCCATAAAGTCTTGCAAGCTCAAGAGTTTATATTGAAACACATTTATATTCGTTACGGTTCAGGCAATCAGCCCCGCGAATAAATCGTGATATTATGACCACCATGACCGCCAGCGCCGAAAAAACAATAAACCACCCGAAAAATAGTTCCGGTGGAGCAGAATATGCGACTGCACCAGGGATCCACGACGGTAAAGTGCGAGCGTTGTTTTCAACACCTGAAGCTTTTGTATCGATGTGTCAGATTGTACGAGAGGACGAATCGACAGGATACATGGAGCCTACTCACACACAAAAGAAACTGTTGCGTGCCTACGATGAAAACAGATGGATAATGGTCAACAAATTTCGTCAGGCTAAAATTACGACAGTCTCTGTTATGCTTTTACTCCGAGACTGCATGTATCTTAGCGGTGTCAAAGGACTTTTGATTGCAGAACGACAGGACACAGCAGAAGACATTTTCGAACGGATTCTCTTTGCCTACAACCGCTTGCCTGCTGACGTTCGGATGCCTTTGGCTCCTGGCCGAAAAGCGGGAGCAACACAAATGCAATTCGTGCACGGCGGCGGCATTAAAGTTCTTACTGCCGGTGGTCGTAGCCCTGCCATTGGTCGGTCAATTGACCGTTTGGTCATTACAGAATTCGGTGAGGCTCAATGGCAACGGAAAGCTGCGATCAATATTTTCCCGACTGTAAACAAACGTCCGAATGCAAAAGTAATTCTTGAGTCGACTCCAGGTCGTGCAGGATCGCATCATGAACAAATGTGGCGCTCTGCGTTGGAGGGCAACAGTCGATTCCATCCGCTGTTTTTAGAGTGGTGGGAAGACGAAAGTTGTCAGGAAAAAGATCTCGATTTCGAGCCAACGTCCTCGGAAATGCAGTACTTGTCCCGACACCCAGGAATGAATCGATACAATCTGGCATTCCGAAGGCGAGGTCTTAATACTGAGTTTGTCGGCGATACGAGACTGTTTTCGTGCAAGTACCCTTCGGATTCGTACGATGGCTGGTTGGGCAGCACCAATCCAGTCATGCCCGCAGAAATACTAAAACCTTTATTGGACACCGCTAAAAAAGAGCCCGGGATTGGTCTGCACGCCTGTCATGAATTCGACCCACCCAAACCCGGTCATCGATACGTCATCACTGCTGACCCTGCAGGATTCGGCAGTACAGGTGATAAGTCCGCGTTGACTGTCTGGGATGCGCTCGAATGGAGAGAGGTTGCATTTTGGGAGGACCGCGAATCACCCGACAAGTTTGCGACACGTCTACGGGTAGTGCAAAAACGTTACTCAGACGCGCTACTGGCAGTCGAATCCAACGCAACCGCGTGCATCGCTATTTTGAAAGACCAAGATACGCGCAATCTTTTGTGGACCGACTCCAATCATCCAGGCTGGTACGCGACATCCAAAAGACTTCAGGAGTCGGAAGCGCGACTAGTCCGAATGCTTCGAGAGCGGGAGTTACACATCCGTAGTAGAGGGATGTTACATCAACTGCTGAACTACGACGGTACGCGAAAAAAACGGGTTCGCGGAGAGGACGGTACTATTCATCACTTTGACCGCGCTCGCACAGCGGTTATGGCAGCAGACATTTTATCGAAACGCTCCTTTACACAACAACCATCTGTTGTAGAATCCACGTACATGCCAGGACAAATTACGATCAAGCATTTAGATCGAGTCAAGGCGACTAAAATAAGATCAACTAAGACACCCTTTAAACCAGCATCTCAAATTTGGAAGTAAAATGCCAGGACACTACGAGCAAGCAAAGAAAATGGCCAAAAAGAAAGCGGAAGAGGATGATAAGGCCAACGAAAAAAAGGTCAAAGAAATGAGCGATGAGGAGCAGCGCGATGCGTTGCGCAAGAAAACAATGACACCGATCGCGATGCCTAAAACTACGCCCCCAAAAAAGAAAACAGAGAAGTAGCAATCAATGGCGTCGAAGCTATCAAAATTAATTGATAGGCACCTTGACTACTACAAGCGTGCTGAAAAAAAGGAGTTCGATAAAGCTCGACGGTTTTATCGTGGTAACTTTTTTTCGACGGGCGACAGTGACATACAGGGTCTCAGCGAGTCTTCGTACCTGTGCTCGAAAAACCTAATTTACGCCATTGCCGACACTGCTGTTAGTGCACTTCTTGGACCAAACCCATCTGTGGGTGCAGTCGCTAGAACTCCAGTTTCAGAGAACGCTGCACCCGCGGTCACGGGACTAATCGAATATGTATTCGAAGCGAACCGATTCCGCCGCAAAGCTGCAACGGCATTGATTGACGCGGTTCTCTGCAAAAGAGGGATCTTTAAAACTGGATGGGATGCAGCAAAAGATACGCCGATTATTCGTGCAATCAATCCATCCAGTGTATTTTTTGACCTTACGGTCCGAGATCCGGATGACATACGTTACTGGATCGAAGCCACAGTCATTTCTTTTGATGAGTTCAAGAAACGAGTAAAGTCTGGCCAGTACAAGCCCGAACTTGTAAAAGACGTCCGTCCTGATCGATATCCGAAATGGTTGCTTGATCAGAATCAAAAGAATCAAACCAATATGGTTCGAGACGCTTTCAAGTGGGTCACCGTTTACGAATACTACGATCGTGAACGCGGGATGATTCAGCATTACATCAAGCAAGCTGATGCTGTCGTTTTCGAAGATAAGATTGACTATGTTCCCTACTCGATGTTCACACTCAATCAGTCAGGGATTGACTGCACCGGATTGAGCGAAGTTCAACTAGTATTGAAACAGCAAGAGACGATTAACGATCTGCTTACCCACATGAAGCAGATCACATATCTGCAAATTCCACGGGTCATGTATGACTCCGGTCGAATCACAGAAGAAGACCTTAATAAGGCTGTCGAAGCGGCTGCAGGGTCATACGTAGGAATCAATCCATCCAACAGTGATGCGCTACGAAGCATGGCTACGCTTTTCTACGAAATGCCGGTGCCCAACAGCCCTTCAGGCGTGAAAGAGTTCATCGCTCGTCAAGAAGACGACGCAGCGTTTATCAGCGCGCTCGCAGAAGCTGCACGAGGTCAAGTGGCGGGCGCTCGGACTGCGACTGAAATGGCAATCATTGACGCACAACTGAGAACTCGCCTGGCGACTCGTGAGGGTCATCTGAACGACGCACTGGAAGACGTCGCAAAAAAAGTTTTTTACTTGTGCAAAAAATACATGCGTCAAACCAGACTCGTTCGCATTGCAGGTAACAGCAGGTGGTCTGAGTTGAGTCACAAAGATCTGATTGACATCGACGTTGATTTCAAGATGGTCGGGCACAACCCGATCCGACGCAATCCTGGAATGATGGCAGAAACCATGATTCAGATGCTGCCATTCCTTTCACAGAATCAAAATGTCGATGTCCGCCGCCTTACTGAAGAAATCTTGGCCAATCTCGGACTACCAAGCAGGATTCTAATTCCTGAGGCCGAGTTGCTGGCACAACAGCAGGCAATCGCAGCGCAACAACAACAAGCCATTTTAGCCGAGCAGCAGGCAAAACTTGGAGGCGCCGCCGCGGGTCGACCTGCACTCGAAGCGCAAGAGCAGGCTCGATTGCAACAGGTACTAGAGTCTTTGCCGCCCGAAGAAGCAGAGCAAATCGTTTTGGATATGGCAAATCAACAAGCTGCCGAAGAAGCCAATCAAGCTCCAGAGGAAGCCCTCCCAGGTGGTGGTGGCGCACCAATCCGAGAATAAGTGGGGGAGTGAATTGTGGCACTTTCGAAGCGAGACAAACTCCGTAAAGCAGCCCTGCTGAAAAAGCATCGCCTTAAAGGCGTAAACATACCGAAACGGACTCCAAACCATCCGACAAAGAGTCATATCGTTCTCGCTCAAGAGGGAAGTAAACTGAAACTGATTCGCTTTGGTCAACAGGGCAAACGAGTGGGCACACTCAAAGGAACTGCCGGCGCACCAAAAAAAGGTGAGTCGGCTCGAATGAAGGCGAAACGAAAATCCTTCAAATCTCGTCACGCTAAAAATATTGCTAGAGGTAAAATGAGCGCTGCCTGGTGGGCAGATAAGGTGAAATGGTAATGGCTACCTTTGAAGAAATGATGAATGAACTCAGGCAAAAAGGTCAAAAAGCCGAAGCTTGTCCTGTTGCGACACAAGTGGTCGAAGTCAATTTAGAAAATAGACAAAACGCACTGGATACAAAAGAGTATGGACCCGCAAATCCCGCGCTGGACGAGGAAGGCGGCAACGAAGAGTTTTGGCAGCGATATGCTGAACGCTTCAACGACACGATTGAAAACGTGATGACCATGAGGTGCGGAGGGTGTAGCTTCTTCGACGTGTCGGATGAAATGAAAGAATGCATCGAAATCGGC